TTTCGGCGGCTGAATAACCTGAAAGTGTTGCCGTTCCTGCCGGAATCATCTCACGCAATGTAACGTCTGCGTTTGTTCGTGCTGCGGTAAATGAATACTCGGTCACGTCAATGACTGTGACGGTTGCTGAAAATGGTGCTGGCATTCCAGCAACAACAACTGATTGACCAGCAACAAAATGATGTGCGCGTTGCGTGTAATACGTCTCGACGTTTGACTTCAATTCGTATTCGCTAACGGCTGAAGTGTTCGCCACCAGCATTGGCAAAATGACCGCTTCTGCGGTGTTGATAATTTCGTCCAGATAACTGTCAGGATAAAGTGAAACGGAAACGCCAAGCACACTACGCAATTGCTGCGTTGACACGATACTTGGCATTTCCGTTCCTCTCGACTGCTGCGCTACGTTCGGGAGTGACCGTAGCGCATGATTAGTTTTTTACTTATTGTTACGGAATGCACCATTCGCAAGTTTGATTGCAGTTGCACCGAATGAATACAAGCCCACGGTAATTGAACCGTCAGCAGTTGATTCTGAACGCAACTGGAAGTTGCTTGATTCATACCATGTGTAAGCGTCTGGGTTGACAATGATTAATGAACCGTCGTCCGAACCTGCTGGTGCTGAGAAATCAGCATAAAGGTCAAGACCCGCAACGTTTCCGCGTAGGCTATCTGGACGCAATGCACCGCCCGCATTCATAGGTTGTGACGCAACGTAAATTGGGCGTCCGTTGTCGTTTAATGACATTGTGTTTGCCCACTGGCTTGCACCCATGATGATGTTGCGTGCAAAGCCCTGTGTGTTTGTGTAAACGGTTGCTGCACCGCGTGAAACGTAACCAAGCAATTCAGCAGCAGTTGGAAGTGCTGAAAGTGTTGTTCCGTCAATTGCAGCGTTTGCAACAAGAATTCCGTTGACGTAAGCATTCTGTGCCTTTGCTAGTGCTGCAACCATGTTGCGCAATAGTTCGTCAAAGAATAATGGTGAAGAACGTTCTAAAAGTTCAACGCTGAATTTTTGTTGTCCGGCAAACTTGACCACTGGGACGCTCAAAAACGAACTTTCTTGGTCAGTATTTGAAAACGCTGAAGTTTCTGAAGTAACTGCAACGGTTGGCATTGCGTCGATACGTGGAATTTCAAAGGTCATTCCTGCGTCTGGCAATGTTCCACGGCTGATTGCGTCAATGCTTGGGCGGATTGTGTTGCCAAGACCATTGATGATTTCAGTCAACTGACGTGTTGGAACAAGTCCAGCGTTGTCAGTTGTTGTTGCGCCGTTGTTCGCTGCGTGAACATAGTCGCGCGCGTCAAGATCGCCCATTGATGAACGAATTGTGTTTTCTAGGTACTTTGCAGCAGTAACCTCAATGCGTGGCTTTGTAGTAAAGCCGCCCACCTTTGGTCGTGCTGACGCAGTGATTGTTTCTGCGGCTTCTACCGTCTCGACGGCTTCCGCTTGTGTGACGGTGTTGTCCACTTCGTCTCCTTCTGTTGTTGGTGTGACTTCAGGTTCGATTGTCGAATCTGAAACTTCATTTTCTTCAGCAGTTGTTGCGGCGACTGATTCGACGCGTGCCGATCTGATAGCGGGTTCACTGGTCAATGCCACACCAGTTAATTCACCCTTCAAAATGCGAACTGTTCCGTCTTTAAGTGTTTCGTACTCGTCAAATGAAACTTCAACACTAAATCCGTCGCGCATTCCAGTGCTTGCCTCAACCAAACTGTCATTGCCGGCAGTCGTCTCAACTATCTTAAAAACGGCTTCAATGCCTGAACTATCTGAAGTCATGGAAAGTGTCGACCCAATTCTGCGGGTTCTGTCATGTTCAAGGTTGAGTAGAACGGGCGTTGGTTCGATTGAACCAGCAGCGAATTGAACTTTGCCAATTGAAGCACTGCCAGTTTCTTCAAACGTAACAATGCGACCGGTAATTGTGCGACGGTTAGAATCTGCCGCAGTTATCTGCATTGGTGTAATTACTTTTTTCATAGCAGCATGTCCTCTTCTTCACGAATTTCGTCGATCGACATTGCGCCGATTCGATTTAAGATTTCATAAACTTGCGCGCGCTCATAAGGATTGCCACGAAGGAAGTCGTCTAAATCAAAAGACACACGATTTCCTGCCGGTGTGAAATCCGCAAAAGATAACCTTTGTTCAATAATTGACATGTAATTGCGGAACGCGAAATCAACCAAATCGCGTCGCTTATCTAGGGCGTTTGAATAAGTAAATGAAGATTGTTGCGAATCAGTGAAATACGCCGGTAATCCCGCCGCCCTGCTTAATTCCAACGCTAGGTAGTTTCTGGCTTCATTTAACTGTAAATTCTTTGGGTCGTAACCAATTGTTGAAAGATCAACGTCGGCGTTCAAATAAATAACCGACTTCTTTGCGCGATTGCGAATTGCACCCAGTAACTTTGAAACTCGGTCTGCTGGTAATGATGTTCCGTTTGATTTCAATACCATTTGTGGAATTGGGTCTGCTGCAAAATCTAATGCAGCGCGTTCCAATGCAGCAGCCGCACGAATTGTTCGACCAGCGCGATTCAGCAAACCTTCTTGCGCTCCAGCGAATACGACTAAGTTTGTTGGGTCTACATAAGAACCGTCGATCGAATAAGAAACAATTTCTGTTCCAATTCCATTTGTTTGAATTGTTACGCGTTCAGGCGCAACACGTTCCATTGCGCGGATTTTTCCTGTGTCTGCGTAACGTTCCATAACGTACGCGTAGGCGCTTGGAAAAAAGAACAAATCAGAAATAATCCAAGACCAAAATGTTGTCCCCGGAATTCTTGGGTCAGGCTGATTGATAACACGCGGCTGCGAAACCTTTTCACCAGTGGCTTCGTTGCGTGTGTGCATTGGCAATGACGCAACTGTTTGAATAATTCCCAATGAACGTGCAATTGTTGGAATTGTCATTGCTTCTGAACGAATTGCGCTTGTTACACCAGAAAAGAAAAGTTGACCTTGTTCTGGGTAGTACGGCGCAATTGCGGCTGCGTCCACCGAAGCGGCAGTGACGGCTGCCTTCGGCTTCTGCGGAACAAACAAATCAAATAAACCCATGCCCAAATTGTGTCAGGCTTATACGATCAACCAACCATGATGTCAAGATCATTCTCTGGGCGTGTCGCAAAATGTGTGACCAGTGCAATTGCCACTGCACCGCAGACAACTGACTGTGAAGCCCGTCGACCGATTACCCAACCGCCGTCACCACGGCGCAATTGCACCGCAGCCAAGACTTCTTCTGAAAGTTGACTTTGCCCCCTATGACGCAGACGATTTGAGTTAATCGCCGACAACATTTCGTCACACGCTTGCGGATAGGCATTGTCCATGTCAAAAACGGGGATTCCGGCGGGTGCAAGTCGTGCTGCAACTGCTCCACTGGTTTTGCGTGAATAAAGGACGTATTCCGTCGGATACTTGCGAGCATAATCTGCCAATTCGTTGGCAATGGCTTTATCGTCCAATTGCAATTCATTTGTCCAAGTGTGAAGTAATTTGACCACAAACTTTTCGTTCCCAAGTTTTTGAGCGCCCACGAGACTTGCGTGCCTTCTGTCTGGTGAAAGGTCGATTGCAAGCCAAGTCAGTTTGTCTGGGTCAAGGTCAACGGTTTTGTCAAGACAATTGCCCCACGACGCAGAATCGACCGCGCTATTGATTGCAACAACCCAGCGGCACAAAACTTCGGTCATGACCACGTCAGGCGGGTCGTTTAGAACGCTTTTGATGTTGTCAGGGTGGAACAAGTACCCCATTGACGGATTTGAATGCCGTGCGTTCTCCACGCTCATTTCGTCCGTCGGTGCTGACCATTCAAAATAACCTATGTCATCTTCGACCCCTGCAATGGAAGCGATTGCGCGTTGTCTAAATTGGTTAAGCACAACTGACGAATTATCACCGGCATTTGTGTACGCCATGACCATTGGGTTTTGCGCCGCCATTAGGGTGTAGCGCAGCGAAGCAAACGATTCAATGTCGGTCATTTCGCGTAATTCGTCCAAGTGAATCGTTGATGGTCTGGAAACACCGCGAGCAGCCGAACCGCCCGCACGCACAATGAACCGATTGCCAGTCATTGTCTCTATTTCCTCGCCACCATGTTGCCAGCGTATTTTTTTCACCTGCTTGGCTAGGTTGTCATTGCCTTCGATCATTTGAACCATTGCCCTGAATTGTTCCAGCGACGTGGACAGGCGGTGTGCCGAACCTATCTGCAACTTTTCGTCCCATAGGAAAAGACCACCCATGATTCTGATTAACTGCAAAAAACTTTTTCCTTGTTGTCTCGCCACCACGATTGTATTTACAGGGGTCGCCCACCTGCCGTCGGGTTTGACTTTGTGCGTGTGAATAAGCGCAAACTTCTGCCATTCCATAAGTTCAATGCCCAAACTTGACGCAAGATCGACCAATTCGCCCCCGCGTGACGGTAAATCGTTCAATGGCGTGTGGATTCTGGGCGTTTGAACGCCAAATAGCGTGTTTTTGCCTTCTGTGTCCCTACCCAAAACCGTTTGCAGCCGTTCTAAGCCTTCTTCGGTTAGTTGGTGACCTTCTATGACCTTTTCAGTCATTATCGTGGCTTCTCGAATCGTTTTGGGGGGAATTTAATACAG